CTTTGTATTACATCAGACTTTGGTGATGCTAAAATAATAGTATTTAATTTAGGAATATCCATACCTTCACTTGCCATTGAGAAAGTTCCTAATATAATATCTTTTTCTTGTGAATCTCTTAATTCAGAAGGTTTCATTCCACCTACATATTGACCTGCAATATTATCTTTGATATTTTCATTACACCATTTTTGTGTAATATTTAAATATTCTCTTCTATCTGATAATATTAATATTTTTCTTCCATTATTATATTCATTATGAATAATTTTATTAATAAATAAATTACGATCATTACAATTTGATATATTATTAATCATTCTTGGCATACATGGTTGTGGACCACGTTTTGTGCGAATTGTTTCTAATTTACTATAATGTTTATCATTATCATTCATATATTCATATATACGTGTTTCAATATAATCTTTATTTTTATCTTTTTTAGATGAAAATACCATAGGACCAATAAACCACTCAAAAACTTTTCTTAATCCATCTTTTCTATCAGGTGTAGCACTTAATCCTAACATATATTTAGAAGCTACTTTTGACATTGATCTACTAAAAACTTCAGCCCCAAGATGATGACATTCATCAAAGATTGCTAAACCAAATGATGAAAATACATTTTTATCATATTCTTTTTGTGAAAGACTTTGAACCATTGATAAAACTATATCTTTATTTTCTATATCAATAGTATTTTGTTGTATTTTACCAATTCTAGCATCTGGTAAAAATTGCTGAATTCTATCTCTCCACTGAGTCATTAAGAAATCTTTATGAACAACAACAATAGTTTTTTTCTTTAATAATGATATAATATATAGTGCTAATACAGTTTTACCTCCACCACATTTTAATGATATTAATCCGCCACCCTTTTCTTCACATGCCTTTTTATATAAATTAATAATCGGGATTTGTTCATCTCTTAATTTACCAGAAAATTTTAAATTAATATTATCTCCTTCATTTATTTTATTTTCGGTTGGTAATCCATATTTATCAAACGCATAAAATCTCGGTATATAAATACTATTAGGAGATTCCATATATAATGAAAATCTTTTTTCATTACCATCTCCAAAATCGCCTACAACATATGGATTTACAGTTAATTCTTTTTTAATTTCTTTTAAATCTTGAATAGATAAATCATTTTTTTTAATTTTATAACCATTACTTGATAAAATTGTTTTTACCATTCTATCAATAAATTCTAAAATAATATTTAAATAATTAATTATCAAATTTATACTATTTATAAATTCTATTGAAATATCACGTATTGCTTCTATTACTTATTTTTTCTTTTTGGATGATTTCTTTTTGGATGATTTCTTGCGTTTTTTAGATTTCTTGCGTTTTTTAGATTTCTTGCGTTTTTTAGATTTTTTTCTTTTTTTAAGAGAAGCTCTTTTAAATTTAACTATTTAATGATTTCATATTTGTTAATTTCGAAATATGATCAGTTAATAATTCTTTTTGTGATTTTTTTTTATTTATCATTTTATCAATTTCATTTGTACTATATGCAACTCCCCTTGGCAATTCATCAATAATTTCCATATATAATATTAATTAGATAAAAAATAATTTACGTATTTCATTAATATATTCACGACATATTGGACATTTATTAGAATTGTAAGAAGTACTATTTATCATATGATTACGATTTAAACAATCAGCACAAGCTGTATGACCACATGGATTACAATAAGAATCTATACGATTTGTAATACATATTGGACAAATAGCAGATGTATTCCATTTATTTAATTTTTGTATAAAATAAAGATAACTATGTAATTCTTTTCTTTTAGAGATATATTTTTCTTTAATTTTTAATAAATTATCATTATCTTTTATTTTTGATGAATAATCATTTAATTTATCAATAATATCTTTAAGATTTTCATCATTTTTGTTGTATTCGCTTTCAAATGATTTCATAAAAAGAATAGATGAATCTAATTTTTTTATATTTTTTTCTGTATTTTTCTTTTCTTTATTATATTCATAACTTAATATATCTAATTCTTCTTGTAATTTCATAAATTCTGGTTCAAATGATTCTATTTTTGTAATTAATTCATCAATTTCATTATTTTTATATTCACCTTCATTCTCGATATTAATAATATCTTTATCATTTAAAGCATCAATTAATAATTCTTTTATTTTAATAGTCTGAAAATAATATTTTTGATTTATCTGACATGGATCACTAGTATCATTTGATATATTATCATTAATATATGTTAATCCATTATTAAAAATATTATTATTTTCATCATTAATGGGTGCATATTCCATTTTAATCTTATATAAAAAATAAGATTAAATAATCATAAACTTTAAACTTAGTATATATTATAATGATTTACATATTACTATTTATAATATTTTTATTTATAATACAATATTATTATGGTTATCAAGGATATAATTTACAAGGATATTTAAATTATATAGATACAAATTATAAAGGAGTAGAAACAAATTGTCCTCAACAACATGCAAATAAATATTATGAATTAGTAAGTAAAAATAAATTAATAAATTTTTTTGGGAAATATTCTAGTGAATTTTCTAGTATTGAAACAGATGGTCGTATAGATGATATTAATCCCGATTTAGCAAGTGGTATCAAAGATAGTATTTTCCAGACGAGACATAGCTATGATATACAAAAATTAGAACAAAGATTTCATAGTAATAAAGATATAAAAGATTTATCACTTGAGAATGATAAATCAGCGAGTCAGTTAATACAACCATTTGGCTATACAAAAAATGAATTATTACATATGACAAGATTTGCAGATACTAAAAAAGAACCATTACCAACTGATCCAGATTTTTTTAAACATATATAATATATAATTATGAAAATAGAAGATTTTATTGACTTTAAAATATTATTTTTAGTTTTAAATTTAGGAATAGCATATAAATATATAATTCATGAAAAAAATATAATTATAGAAAAAAATAATATAAATGAAATATAATGAAGAATTCATTGCGAATATTTTTGTCAATAATGATAGGTTTATTATTATTAAATTTATTATTTAAATCATGTAATAATTTAAAAATTGTTAGCGTTTAAATTAAATCATAATAATATTTCCATAAGTTATAAAAAATGTCACAAGAAACAAATATTAGTAGTTTAGGTAATACTGGTATTACAGATGAAGAATCTAAATTAGTTGATAGTATTTTAAATGATATTAATGGTGATGATAAACAGATGAGTGGTGGAAATCAACCATCACCGGAACAGATTAAAATAATGCAGCAACAGCATCAAATGGCAATGAGACAGCAACAGCAAGCAATGGCTCAGCAACAAGCAATGAATCAGCAAATAAATGCTCAAAGACAACATTTATTAAATACAAATGATATGATTGATAATATCAAAAAGGAAGCAAAAAATATTACAGTAGTAATCTTTTTATGTATTTTATTTAATATTGATCAAGTAAATTCACTATTTAAAATGCAAAGTTTTTTTGTATCTGAAACAGGAGAATTAAATATCCAAACTGTATTATTAAAATCATTATTAATTGGTGTTATTTATTATTTAGTTAAAACATATTTGTTATAATTCTTTTAAATAATCATCGATTTCTTTTATATTTTCTATTTTTTTAAAACATTTATTAATTGTTACTTCAGATATTTTACATATATCTGATATTGTTTTTTTTGATATATCTATATTATTATATTTAATATATAAATATATACATCCTGAAGACATTGCTGGTGGAGTATTATCATTTGTTAATGATAAATTAACACAAATATTAGATATTGTTTTTATATGATTAATATTCGCTTGTGATAATTTTAATTTATGACAAAATCTATCAATAAAATCATATAAATTAACACTTCCATGTGATTGTATTCTGTCTTTATCTATACTACTCATTCTAATTATTTCCGTGAAATTTTTACAACCTTTAGACATTACCTTTTTATCAATATCAAATAATGAAGATAATTCACTATCCGAACGTGGATATCCACATTCTTTACATGAATAATAAATACAAGCAGCAATTATTCCGATTCTATTTTTACCCCTCGATATTTTTGTTTCTGAAACTGTTTTGTAAAACAACTTTGCCGTCTCACTAATAATTATAGGTAAATCATTTAAAGAACATTTTAATTCAATTTCTTTATAAACTTTATATAAACTTCTTTCTTTATAAGGCATGGAATTCCATCTTTGATATCTATCAACCCTTTTCATTTTTTCACTCATTCCTCTATTTGATATATTTGTTCCCAAAGATGATTGAGGTAATAATTGATTTACGGGCATACCACATCGCGTTGGATTACCACTAGAATTTTTATAATTTTTCCATTCGGGCGAATCAATAATATTATTAATTATCATATTACATTTTTTACAACTAATCATACCATTCTCAATTAAATGATTTTCATTATTATCACAACATGTTTCGCCTTTTTCTATTTTAACATCATCATTTACAGAATCAAGTTTATTAAAATAAGAATCAAAGTTATCCATAAATCGTTAAATACTTATAAAATAAGTTTTAAGTATATTTATTTTTTTAAATTAAATAATAAATCAAATTTATGTTTGCTTTAGAAATATTATCCGGCATTTGGATTGGTGATTCAGATATATTAAACTCAAACGAATTTATGAAAGATAATGATATTGATATTATCTTAAATTGTACTCAATTATTTGACTTCCCAAACATTGATAATATACAAAAAATAAGATTACCATTCTCTAATAATAAAAAATCTGATACTGATCTACATTTAATTCGACAAAATAAAGATAAAATATTATCATTTATTCATGGTAATATTGATGAAAAAAATATATTAATCGTTTGCTATGATGGTAAAAGTATTTCACCATTTTTAGTTGCTTTATATATAGCAGAATATAGTCAAATTGACAAAAAATCTATTTATAATATCTTATTAACAAAAGATAGTAGTCTTTCATTATGGTTTGATCTTTCATTATTTTATAATATGTAAATTATTCCTTTTTTTTCTTTTTTGAAATATTATAATAATTATTCATAAAAATCTTTAAATAATTCATTTATAGTTACAGTATCACTTGTTTGTGATTTATATATTTTTTTATCTTTATCATATAATGAATTAATTTTAATAAGTTTATTATAATGTAAACTTTTAGTACCAAATTCCGGATAAAAATTATTTTTACCAAATAAACGTGTTAAACACAATACAACATTTTTAATATGAGCATGACCACCATAGATAATCATATATCTTGGTGTTTTAAAATTATTTTCTCCACTTGTAGGACAAAATTTGGGAGTTTTTTTATTAGTATCAAAATTCATAAACATTCTACAAATCATATAAAAGTCAGTAAATACTAATGTAAAATCAATATCATTTAATTTATCATATGAATTTGTAAATGTTTCTAATAAATCTTTTGGAAATTTTACAGATTTCATACATTTATTATATTCTTTACGAATAAGTTTTCTTCTTTCATTTAATAGATCTTTATTTGTTACTGCATTTGCGAAACTTTCTTTCTCATTATATTTATCTAATACGATATTAAAATGTCTATCTATTTGTTTTTCTCTGCTTTTAGAAATCTTTTCAGTGAATCCTAATAAATAATAAATAATATCTTTTTTAGGGAATTTTTTAATTATTTTATTATATTCTTTTCTTGATTTCATAAATATTTCATCATATGGATTAGCTAAATATTTAGCTGTAAATATTTCATGTCTTTTAAATCTTATATCCCAATTATGATATCTTAAATTATTATATTTGCATCGGTCATTCCCTGTAAGTTTCATATTATGAGCTGGACAATTACCAAATTCTTTCCTAATTGCTCCTAATGGACTACCATATTTTTGTAAAGCTTTCCCTTTTGCTCTTTTTTCATAGGGTGGGTTTTCTGAAAATAAATCAATACAATGTGGTGAATTTCTTATTAATTTTTTAATTAATGTTGTAACTTGTATTATATTTGGTGAATTATGAATTTTATATTGTGTATGTTCATCGCCAAAAAATAACATATGACGAACCACACCATCATGATTTAACTTAAAAAAATGCATTGATATAGGACCACCTATAATATTAATATCATTTTTCATCATAACTTTTTTACCCATTATTGAATCTTTCTTTACACATCTACCAGTAGAATAATTATATATTTTTCCTGAATCACATCTATATTTTATTTCTTGATATTCACTACTACTACTACTTTCTCTGGGTTTAACGGGTAATTTTGGTTTAACATGTAATTTTGGTTTATCTTTTCTTCCTCTAGTTTTATTTGTTTTTGGTGATTTAATTTTATTACAACGATTTGTTTTTGGATTTAATTCTTTCCCTGAAGGACAAACTTTCTTTTTAGGAATAGTTTTTGGTTTACGTGGTCTACCTCTAGGTCTTTTTGGTAAATTTTTTATTGTTTTTCTTTTACATCTTTTTTGTGTTGTAGTATTATTTATTTCACAATCATTAGATATATCTTTTTCATTATAAATTTGCATACATCTATCAGTTTTTTTGTTTTTACCACACAGCATATATATATATAATAGTTAATTTATTTATCTACTTTATCAATTGCTTCTTTTACTACTTCTGTTGCTGCTTCACTAACTTGTTCTTTTATTGATTCAGTTAAAATTTCTTTTACTGAACTAGTATCTTTATTTTTATTTTCTAACATTTTCATTAATTGATCCATTTTATTCATTTTATCATTTAATAAATTATCTAATTCTTCAGTTTTTGATTTACCTTTTTCTATATCAGGGATTTGTGTTTTTAAATGATCTGGTAAATTTTTCATTAATTCTCCTTGGAAATCAAACTTTTTTTCTTTTTTATTTTTATTTACATC